TTTGAAAAAAGAAAAATTTATTAATTAATAAATTAATAAATTAATAAATTAATAAATTAATAAATTAATAAATTAATAAATTAATAAATTAATAAATTAATAAATTAATAAATTAATAAGTAATTTACTATAATTATGGTTAAAAACACTTATATATATGATTATTTTTAATATATATTTATATATAATGCGCATAACTTATAAACGTGGAAATAAAAAGAAAAATAAGGCAAGAGGGTTGGTATCTAGACGTAATACAGAAAGAAGACTTTCACTAATGAGGAACACAATAAATAGTTTTCCCATTCCAGATGATGCTACACATGATATATTTAACACCTATAGACAGTCAAAATTTATAGATAATTTGAGAGAAAAATGTTACTCAACATAAGGACAATAAAGTTCGAATTATAAGTATTTTGAAAATGTTAATAATACATTATGATGATACTGTTAAGACTATGCGTAATAAAGTAGTTACTTTAAACAGATTTATTTTAAGTTTAAGAGCATCTTTAAGAAGTAATCCCATTTGGAAAACAAGTAGAGCACGAGATACAAATCAAGAGTTTCCTCTATTAGTTCATGATACAAATAAAGTCTTACTTAAGATGATGGACCCTCGTGAAGATGGAAATATTGAAATCAGGACATTTAATACATTCGACTTTATGGAATATAAGAAACTCATTTCTGAATGCAGAACAGAATATGGTAGTGATAGCAAAATGTGTTCCCTTAACGCATCACCTATTACTAAACTAAATGATTCTATTTACAAGTTAATAGACATTATGAATACAAATATTGCAAGTATAATTACTTTTAATATGCCTAATGTTTTACTAGCAATTGAGAACGAATTGATGTATGATGTAAATATTTTTTTAACATATTAATTGTCATAAATAAAATAAAAATAAAATAAAAATAAAATAAATAAAATAAAAAATTGATTTAAGAAAATAAATATATAATTATTAACATTGTATAAAACAATATGGCAACTATTTTATCCGGTGCTACGTTCAATGCTTCTACTGATTATGTGTATACGAAGCCTAAATTAAATGCCAACAATGGCAAGTCTATTGGTATTCTTAATAAGCACAACATGAAATCACTATATATTAGCACACCACTTATGTTAACATGGGGTGTTAATGAATGGTCGGATGACAAAACTGGAAAAAAAACATTTGATATGGCACTACAATTTCCTAGTCAAGAATATAATAATACAGAGTGTGCCGCATTTCTAAAGAATATGCAAGAACTTGAAACTCGTATTAAGAATGATGTGATTGTTAATTGTAAAGAATGGTTAAACAAAGCTAAAATGAGTTCGGATGCTGTTGATGCGCTATGGAGTCCTATGCTAAAATATCCTAAAGATAAAGCATCAGATGAATTTGATTATTCACGAGCTCCATCGTTAAAGGTGAAAATCAAGGATTGGGAGGGTGTTTTTAAGAATGTCGAGTTATATAATGATGTAGGAACACTTGTGTTTCCTAATGATGATAACGCATCTATTACAGATTTCATTGTAAAGGGTTCAAATGTGGCAACAATTATTCAGTGCGGTGGCATTTGGGTAGCAAATGGAAAGTTTGGTGTTACTTGGAAACTATTTCAAGCAGTAGTAAAACCCCGAACAACGCTTAGTGGAAAGTGTCATATTGTATTATCAGAGAAAGATAAGGAAAAACTGTCTGTTCCTCTAGATGATGATACATGTGAAGAAATTGTACATAATGTAACGCAGGTCCCAGATAGTGACGACGAAGAGGAACATACCAAAGTTAAAAAAGAAGTAGAAGTAGAACAAGAACCAGATGTAGAAGTAGAAGCAGAAGCAGAAGCAAAACAAGTTCAAGTTGAAGACGCACCAAAAAAGAAACGTATTGTAAAGAAGAAGTCAGATGAATGAATTAAAACATAAAACATAAAAAATAGCATGTTGCCACAAGATAAAAAATTTATATTTTTTTATAAATTTTTTATAACAAATAACTATGTAATATTTATGATAAATAAATATGAAAAATAATATCGCTTTTATAACTGTTATCTAAAATATTATTAATATTTATTTTAGACAATCCTTGATTCTTAATACTGTAAATTTGATATTTGTTAAATGTTAAATCACTAATAATTATATCAAAAATATGATTTTCAATAGCAATGGTTATAGTAGCACTATTAGTATTTAATAAATCTATTATATTATTAAATGTATTATTATAAGTGTAATGAATATTATTATCAATATCTATTGATATATTAGTATCCAATAATGGGTCTATCTTTATAATATTATTTTCAAAATTTAATTCATGATGCCATAAAGGAATATAAATAATATCATTGTTTATTGTTAATTTATAAATATCGTTATTTAGTAAATTGGCAATATTAGGTGTTAAAATATAAATATTGTATTTAGACAATTTCTCTTGTACTATTGTTTTAATAATTGTTATAATATTATTGGAAATAATATTAGAAGGATTTGTGCTATTTTCATTATATTTTAACAAAAAAATATATAAATCTTCCAAAATAGTTATAGAAAAATTATCTAATAAATTTACTAAAAAAGTTTGAATATGAACATTAGCATATTGCTTAATATTATTTATATCCAAATTACTAGTATTGGTGCTATGCGAATAATAATTTATTATAAAATTAACAAAATTTAAAATGTAGTAATTATAATTATTTGTTTCATTAGTATTTGTTTCAAAAGTATTTGTTTCAAAAGTATTTGTTTCAAAAGTATTTGTTTCATTAGTATTTGTTTCATCATAATTACAATCCTCTTTATTAATAATTATTAGTTCTTTCAAAATATTGTATGCATGATTAATATTTTGAAAAAACAATGTAGATTCTTCGCTATTAATATTTTTATCTGGATGATATTTTAAGCATTGTATATGATAATGTTTCTTTAGTTCATTATAACTTATATTTTTTATATTATAAATAGTATAATTTGTAATATTTAAAATAGTGATTGCTTCACTTATTTTCATTTTTTTCATTTATTAATTCTATTAAATATAATGTAAAACTTTCTAAATGAAAAATAGGTCTATAATTATTGTTATAATTTTTAAAAAAAATTAAACTATTATAAATTAAATCACTTATTTTATTATTAAGTATTAATTCTTTTTGTATTAATGTTTTAATTATGTAATAAAAGCATTCATGACAATTTAAATGATATATTAGTATGTCATATAATAAAGTACGAATATTTTTTATGTTATAATTAGAATTAGTTATAAGTTCTATGTATGTATCACATATTGATTTATGATGCTCAATATATTTTAAATTATTTGAAATATCTAAATAACTAAAAATATTTGAATTATTCACTTTATTTACAAGTTGTTTTAGTGGATCATCGTTAGCATCGGGATTATTAGTAGTTAAATATTTTAAATATTGCTTATTATTTTTATTACATAACCCATATATTGTTTTTTTATTTAATTTTGAAAAATATAAAACTCTACACATATTTATTATTTTAAACGGTATGAAACTTATACTTTCTGTTATTATAATATATTTTATAGTTAAAGATGTAAATAACTCTTTTTGCATATAATTATACAGTAAATCTAACAAATCGTAATTAATTTTATCAAAATTACGAAAAACAATATAACCTTTCTTGTTTGCCGATGAAGCAATAGAATTATATATTATATTATATATATCATTCCAAGAAGATTTACTATTGTATATGAAATTTTCTAAATCTATTTCATAATGTATATCGCTAATTTTTATATAAAAATCTGTTTTTACTAAATTAATATGTAATTTTTTCTCATATTTTAGATTACTCGGACTAAAATGTTGTAAAAGTTTCAAAACATTTTTATATTTGTAACAACAAGGAGGTCCGTAAAAAATATAGTTATTAAAATTATTTGCGTCATCATTATTTGCGTCATCATTATTTGCATCATCATTATTTGCATCATCATTATTTGCGTCATCATTTTTAACAGTTTTTATAATTTGTAATAATTCTTTATTAAAGTTATAGTCACTATTTTCATTTATAATTTCAATATAATTTTTTTTTAAATTCATTATTTTGTAATGTTTAATATAAATTTATATACATTTTAAACTTATATTCATTTAGAATGAATATAATTAATATTTAAAAACTATTACCAATATTTATATTAGTTATATAATATGATTTGTGAAAGTTTAAAAACAATTGATTATGATGCTATAATAATTAATGAACCTATAAAAAATAGTGTTTTACAATACAATTATTTTTATAAATTACTATATTCTACGCCTCTAGCAGTATTAACTAGTATATTTGTAATATTTGAATTAAGTAATGTAATACTTGAAAATGACAAGGCTTTATTTAATAAAAATACAATAAACGATAATGTGTTTAATAAACTCAATCAATTAGAAGAATACATATTAAATTTGATTAATAATTCAAAGACTAAACTATATAAATTTAAAGAATTATATGAAAACCAATATTTTAAATATTCATTATATGATGATATTGATAAATTTAATAATTATAAATATGTTAATATTTTAGATGGAAAAAACAATAAGTTTATATTAAAAATATCTGGTATTTGGGAATCCAAAGAAAATATAGGATTAACATTTAAAATTATTATTACAAATAAATGTATTACTTTTATGTAATACTATTAACTAATAATTTCATCGGTAGAAAAAAATGCTAAATTAATATGCATCATTAATAAAAATATAGCATTTATGAAACATAATATATATGATGCACTTTTATACAACTCGGTTGTTCTTTTATATTCATTACTCGCAGATGCATGTTTAGCCAAAATAAAATAAAATAAATATCCACTTATAAAAAGTATTTGAAATAATAAAAAACTGGATGACAAATTTGAATATGTACGATACTCTTGAGTAACTTTATTACTATTTATTCTAGTAAAAAACGAAAAATTTAAATACATTGTATAACTAACTATAAACAAAGTTGCTATAATAGGAAATGTATTTAGTAATATTTTGAATATGTTAGTTGTATCAGTTTTATCCATTTTATGTGAATGATATATTCCCATAAATACCATAATACTTACAGATATTCCTGTTAAACCATAAGCCCACAATGTAGATGATGCTGGACCCGCATTTCCTAATCTAGTAGGATCTTCGACCAAACCGAACTTAATAAAAACTCCTATACATGCTAAACCCGTTATAATTAATAAGTCCATATGTTTATTCTGTGATAATCCAAAACCACGCTTACCGTATGCTTTAACTTCCGCAGGAGTAGTAGAACCAGCATCATCAGGAGCACGAGCACTAGTACCAGGACCAGATCTAACAATGGAACTAAGACGAGAAGCATAACTAGCGCGAGGAGTACTAGGAGTACTAGGAGTACCACGAGAAGTATTAAGAGGAACAGAAGACCTACGCATATGTAATTAATATACACAAATATTATTACTTAATACTAAAAATTTTATTATTTTATTATTTTATTATTTTATTATTTTTATGTTAAACAATAAGTATAAATTATATATTTTATAAATATAAGTATAAGTATAAAATATATACAATGAACCATCATCATCCATTAATAAAGACAAGTCATAATTTCGTTTTAGATAGAAAAGTATTATTTATTGACAGTAATGATAGGGATGTTGAGCGCTGGCCGAATGCTTCCGAATTTGAAATAAACTGCCCTCAAATATATAATAATGTTGAATCGTTACGATTATTAAATATTATGTTGCCCACATTTTTTTATAATATTAGCGAACAATTGCGAACAAATAAAATGTTTGTCGAGTATAATGGCTCATCAACTATTATTACTTTAGACGATGGTTATTATAGTTACACTCAATTACAAGATGCTTTACAAACCAAGATTAGAGCAATACACAGTCACTTTACTACTCTTTTTAGTGTTTCTTACAACCCAATTAATCGCAAATTCACTTTTTTACATACTATAACTAATGGAACAGCATTTACATTCAGATTTGATTTACCTATTAACTATGATTGTGCTAAAGATAACTATAAAACAGATGTATATGCTCAACATAGTAATTGGGGTTTAGGTTATATTTTAGGCTTTAATAAAATAAAATATACTTCTTCTAGTATTCCTCAAACTGGTGGTCATACTCATCAAGAACTAATTGCTCCTAATCCGTGCGATTTAGAAGATAATAAATGTATATATATTGAATTAGAAAAATACAATAAGTGTGATGAAATCAAACCTTTCTTATATTATAATTTTAATAATGCCAATTCGGGTATAGTAAATTCGGCATTTGCTAAAATCCCCATCTATCACACAGATTTTAATAAAGGTTTAGTAAATGATGGGTATTTAGAAAACAGTAGTTATTATCAACCACCAATCGATAAAATATCTAAAATTAAATTAAAGTTTAGATATCATAATGGCATGTTAGTTGATTTTCATAATTGTAATGTTTCGTTATCGCTAGAAATTAATCAAATCCGTAATGAAATGAATAACTATGAAGTTAGAACACCCTATAAAAATTAGACCCATTATTAGATATTATTTTCTTTAACATAGCAAGTTTCACATAATGGAATATATTCAGCAGTTCCTATTAAAACTTGAAAATAACTATTAACAATGCGATGACTATAACAAGACTCGTCTCCGCATTTAGCACATTTCCCAGTCATCTTATATACGTTTGTTGCTTTACTTAATAATTCCATCATTGTTCCAAATTTATCACGTCTGTAATCTAAATCTAGACCACATAAAACAACATTTTTCCCTAATGTTTCATTTAAATATAATACACTTGTATATATTGAATCAAAAAACTGAGCTTCGTTTATAAAAATATAGTCTGCGTTTGTAATTACATCTTTTGTTGCGCTATTTTTAATAAAATCGTCTAAATTTTTAATACTATGACAATCTATGACTAATCCATCATGCGAAATAATTTTATTTTTACCATAGCGTGTATCTAATTCATAATTAATAGCAACACAAGTTCTATTTTTGGCAATTGTTTCTCTATGAATTTCAATTAATTTTGTAGTTTTACCCGAAAACATAGGTCCATAAATTAGGGTAATACCTGGATATGTATTATGACTTATCATTTTATATGCGTTTATTATATATTACACACAACATTGTTTTATATAATATTTCAATTTTTTATAAACAAAATACTATTTCAATCTTAAATAAAATAATAACATATTATATAAATGACAGATTGGAGTGATGATATAGACGCGGTTCTTGATAACATAAGAATAAATTGTGTGTTATTAAGCAAATTACATAAGCAGAGATATTTTGAATTGAAATCTACTTTAAAGTATTACAGACTTCCAGTAATAATACTAAATGGAGCAAATAGTATTATTGCTGTTGGATTACAACCATACGCCACACAAGGAATAATCAGTTTAACTAATTCTTTAATTGCTTTAACTTGTGGTATAGTTGGTTCAATTGAATTATTTTTTGGAATACAGAAAAGGTTAGAAAATGATATGATTAGTCAGCGTGATTATTACTTATTAAGTATTGATATATTTAAAACATTAACATTAGATAAAAAGAATAGACCAATTCCAGCAAAAGATTTCCTTGAAAAAAGTTATAACATTTATACAAAATTGATAGAGAGTTCATCAACATTAGCAAAAGTTAAAGGAGATAAATTAATTCCAATAAAAATAAATCTTGATAACGATGTAGAAAATATTGTATTAACTCCTGTTCCAAAAAGAGGAAGCGTAGATTTATCTACTGGAAATATTGACTTGTCAATTGCCGATTAATTTGTTAAAAATTTAAAAAATGATAAATGATAAATGATAAATGATTAAAAAAAATTGATAAATGATAAAAAAATTGATAACTATTAATATTATGAAAACATTAATCATTATATTAACACAATGACAGGACATACACCTAATGCAGAACAAAGTGAAGGATTTTTATCAATAATGCATACTATGATTGATGATTTAGATACTATTTCTTCCGATATTGATGACAATACTTATTTAAGATTAGTAAATGGACTTCAACGCTTATATAATATACATAATTCGTCAAATCAATCACCTACTAGTGTTACTAGCGACTCGATGGCAAGGGCTATCAATCAAAGACAACGTGAAACATATCGAGAAAATTTTCAAGATAATAATGAACTCCAAATCACTAGGATTCTAGCAGAACAGTATGGAAGAGTTTATGATAGCAGTGGTGTTCTTATAAGTAACGAACTTTATCCTATAAATGATGCTAATACAAATAATGATGTTAATGCTAATAATGATGTTGCTACTATTAATGCTAATACAAATACAAATAATAATCCTATAATTACTAATGTTCTTAATAATAATACTAATAATGAATTCAATCAAGAACTACTTCGAGAAAGTGTCGCTTACAGATCTCTTTATAATGCTCCTTTTGATTATTGGAACCGAGCACGAGATTGAGAATTTCGAGCAAATGTTATTACCTGCTAAATTATTTAGTTATTTTATAATATAACAACGTAGTTGTGCTAAGTAATATTCCTCCCCATAATGTATCCATTATTACTAATAGTGGCGACCATTCTTTGAAAAAAGCATAATTAGTTGTTTCATAAACCCCATTTATAAGCGCACCTAACAAAAAGGCATCTTTAGGAGGTGCCTTTTTTTTAATAATAAAATAATATAATCCAGAAACCAATATTATATAACAGGCTAGTGCGGATTTTATATTAACTTTTAATTCTGTTTTTTGAACTTTACTTATTACAGATATCATAAAATCCTTAAACACAAATAAGTATGTTAAATCTAATGCTAATAATATTATTCCGCTAAGTATTAATGCTTTCCACATAATAATATATAAAAATATTATTATAAATTAAAAATATCTATTATAAATTTAAAATCATAAATTTAAAATCATAAATTTAAAATCATAAATTTAAAATCATAAATTTAAAATATACGTATATTATAAATGAAACAAGATTTTTTCTATTTATACAAAAAAAATAAAGCATTATTTGTATTTTTTTTAATTTCAATTATAATAATTTTTTCAGTTATAAAGCAATATTCCTATTTAGAATAATGCGTTATGTAATCAACATTTTATAAGTTATACTTTTCTTTAATCCATGATTTTAAAAATTCTAATGAACAATTTTTATAATCATCATTGCAATCGTCTAATTTTAAAAATTGTGGTTTTTTCATAGTTGGTGTTTTATAAAATAAATAATCTCCAAATTTACCTTTTCTAATAGCTAGTTCATTTGAAATCCTACGAACTAGACCATTGGTTTCTGAGTCACAATCTTTTAATATAGTTAGAGCATCATCTATTTTTATTTCTTTATAAGGAACATTTATTTTAATTGTTTTGAGAGATTTGCGCACTTGCCCGCATTCTAAATAATAACCAAATTTACCATTTTTTAAATATACATTTTCATCATTATAAACTCCCAATAATTTAGTAGTTTCTTCTTTTGTTTCTATTAGTTCTTCCAATTTGTATTCGCAGCGCTTAAGTTTATCAATATTTATATCTTTTTTAACCCCATAAAATCCAAGACTTCCGTCCTCTTTTGTAAATTTAATTGTTGGTCCGTTTTTTCCTATTAAATATGTATGTTTGGCATCTATTTTTATATTTAATTTCTCTAATTTCTCTCCATTTTCTAAATTTGAATCACATTTAATAATTAAATTATTGGAATTTATTAATGAAGTAATAAAACTATTACACTCATGACATAAATCATAATATTTCTTTTTCCCTTGCGCTATATTATCTAATTCGTCTTCCATAGATTTTGTATAAGTATAGTCAAATAAATCATTAAAATATTTAATCAAAAATTCAATAACAAATATTCCCATTTGTGTTATTACTAATTTATTTTTTTCATTTCCAAATTCTTTTGTTCCTTTTTCTGTAACAATGTTGTCTTCTAATAAAACATAATCTATAACTTCTATTTTTTTTCCCTCTACATTTTGCTTTTGAACATAATTTCGTTCCTGAATTTTTTCTACCAATGATGAAAACGTAGATGGGCGACCTATACCTTTTTGTTCTAATAACTGAACTAAGCGCGCTTCACTGTAATGCGATTTTAATTCTTTAAGTGTTTGCCTACAAACAATCTTTTTATAATTAAATAAACCTTCTTTGATATTTTTTAAATAATTATAATATTTTTCTTCTTCTTGTCCAAGGACTGCTTTCCAACCAAGAAATATGTTTTCTTCAACACTATATTTATATATTGCCTCATGTGGTGCGCTAATATTTACAACTAATTGTTTATATACTGCTGGTGCCATCATGCTTTCTAAACTATTACTCCATATTAATTTGTATAATTTTTTATGTTTGGCACTAAATGTTTCTTCATTATCAACATTATCTACACTAATATATGTGGGTCGGATTGCTTCGTGCGCTTCTTGAGTAATGTGTTCAGCACTGTGTTTTACATTAGTAGCCTCCTTGTTTTGAATTAACTTATTTATTTCTGGATTAATATATTCAGGTTTATATTTTTCAATTATATAGACTTTACTTTCTTCAATAAACTCCTCGCTATATACTTTACAATCTGTTCTCATATATGTAATATAACCACTTTCATATAATTTTTGTGCCAATTCCATTGTTTCTTTTGGAGAAATATGCATACAATTGTTGGCTGCTTGTTGAAGTCCAGACGTAGTAAATGGTAGCGGTTGATTTTTAATAGTCTCACGTTCTTTCGCCTTAGTAAGCATATACTTATGATGCTTACTTTGCTCTAAGAAATCTATGAGAGACTCATGAGTTTCGTGATTTATGTTTAGTGTAAATTGAATATTTTGACTAGTAAAATAACCAATGCTATTAAAAGTTAATTTGCCAGGTGATTCTTTAATTTCTCTATAATTGTCATATACTAGTCGAAGTGCCGGTGTCTGACAGCGTCCTGCACTTAAAGCATTTTTACTATTGGAAACAATATGCTTCCATAATAATGGCGACATAGTAAAACCCACAATTAAATCTAATATTTGGCGACCTTGTTGAGCATAAACTAGATCTAAATTAATTGTTCTAGGATTGGCAATGGCGTTTTTTATAGCGCGTTCAGTAATTTCGTGAAAAACGATGCGCTTAGTATTTATGATATCTAATTTAAATACTTCAGCAATATGCCACGCAATTGCTTCGCCTTCTCGATCATCGTCTGTTGCTAATATAGTTTCTTTGGCATTGTTAATAAGTTTTCGCATTTTAGCAATTTGAGATTGCTTAGTTTCAATAATATTAAAAGTTGGTTTATAATTATTTTTAAAATCTATTTGATTCAAATTTGAGAGATGAGTAATATGTCCATATGAACCAATAACTTTATAATTGCTTCCTAGGAATTTTTCTATTTTTTCGCATTTGGCTGGCGATTCTACTATTAATAAAGTATAACTCATTTATAAGTTATAAGATTAATAATTTATTAATCTAACTTGTTATTAAATTATTTTTATTCATTTTTAAAGAAAATTAATATTTCTATTATATAATAACTACTTATGTCTTGTAAACAATTAATGTGTAAATATAAATTAAATGATAAATCTATAACTAGAAAATGGTTGAAAATAAATCATCCGGATAAAGGAGGCACTATTAAGAGTGATGATTTTAACAAAATACTAGAATGCTATAAAAACGATGAGTTTTGTAATTTGGCACCTCCAGCAAACAACAAAAAACAGAAAAGTACAATTAGGGTTACTAAAAAAAATAGAGCACGAATATTTAGTTGCATGCGAAAAACAGCTAACTTTAGCAAAATTGTAGGTTATCATAAATTTGACAAATCAATATATGATCCAAATAAATTAAACCTAGACTTGGTCGATGCATCGCCTAAAATGATGCAATTATTGAATAATATTAAAGAATTAGATGCCCAAGATGAAATAAACCATGGTCATAAATTTAAACATTTTATATTTTCAGATGTAAAAGAAGGTGGTTATGGGGCAAAAATAATAGCATCTGCATTTCAGGCAAATGGGTATAATAATATAATTAAAGCGAAAAAAGGACAAAAACAAAAACCGAAACTATATTTAGATCTTCAAAATTCCAATTATAAAAATTTTGCTCTATTGTGTTCAAATACTATTTTTGATGCCACTTTTAATGAGAAAACCAAGAAAGAAGTGTTAAAAACATTTAATGAACGTCCCGCAAACATAAATGGAAAAAATGTAAGATTAATAATTTTTGATAGTGGTTTTAAAGAAGGAATTGATTTATTTGATGTAAAATACGTTCATATTTTTGAACCATCTTTAACAATTGCCGATTTAAAGCAAACAATAGGACGCGCTACAAGAACATGCGGTCAAAAAGGATTGCCATTTCAAGAAAATGTTGGATGGCCTTTATATGTATATAATTATTATTTAACAGTACCTGAAATTGTAAGTAGTTCATTATATACTAACAAAGCATTACTAAATAATAAAGACGCTTCGAAAGATGAAGAAGTATTATTATTTAAAAGTATAGAAAAATTCAATGACGCTACTTTAAATTATAGTGAATTTGATAAAGCAATGAACTCATTATCTGAGCAATTATATAACTTAGCACCCATGTTGGCAGTAGACTATGAATTAACGCAAAATATGCACAATGTTAGTGACTTAAATAATGAATTTATGGATAATGAATATTATTTAATGGGTGGTGTCAATAAAAGTGTCACTAAATATAAATCTTATTCACCACTAGTTAAGACTAATGAGAAATATAAATCTTATTCACCACTACCTAAGACTAACAATAAATCCAAATTTTTCAAAATAGATTATATTAAATGTCAAGGAAAATGTGGTAAAAAAAATACAAAGGATATACCTATAGGCATAAATTTTATGATACATGTATATAAAAAATATAAGCATCCTAGCAAATTACTTAGTGTTAATAAATCAAATAAGCGACAAGCATTATGCGACTATATGAAAATTTCAAATAACAAATATTGCTCGCAATTAAATTTTGAATGGGCAAAACGCTATACCAAAATCCCAGACATTATTGAAAATACTAAAAATATAGAAGCAATGAAAGACGAGTTAGATGCTTTAGAATTAGAAATAAACGATGACACTGATGCCGGCAATAAAATATATCCAATAATTTTATATAAAGGCAAAAAAGACAAACAATCTAATACATTAAGCAATCGGTCTAACACTAGTTCTAATAAATCTTCTAGAAAACAAAAATTTTCACACTTTAATTTTACTAAAATGAGAGATTATATTAAAAAAACTTATTATACTAAAGAATTTGTTTGGGAAAAAATTGTTGTTGAAAATAAATGTTTGCCTAATGCTAATGCTAATCAAGCAACCCAAATTGAATTCAATCCTACACAAAAATTCATTGCGCACTATTTTACTCCTGATTCGCCATATAAGGGACTTTTGCTTTGGCACTCGGTCGGAACAGGCAAAACTTGTACTGGAGTAGCAACCGCAACAACTAGTTTTGAGAAACAAGGTTATTCAATATTATGGGTAACGCGCACTACTTTGAAGAGTGATGTTTGGAAAAATATTTTTGACCAAATATGTCATACCATAATACTTGACGAAGTTAAAAAAGGACTAATTATTCCTGATAATATTAATGAACGTAAAAAATTGCTATCAAAAAGTTGGTTAGAACCAATGTCATATAAACAATTTAGCAATTTATTGGCTGGAAAAAACAAAATATATGACATATTACTTGAGAGAAATGGTCAAAGTGATATATTAAAAAAAACCCTTATAATAATAGATGAGGCACATAAATTGTATGGTGGTGATTTGAAAGCGTCAGAGCGTCCAGACACGGAAGTAATGGAAAATTTAATAAGCACTAGTTATAAAGTATCGGGCAACGATTCGTGTAAGTTATTAATTATGACCGCTACTCCCTTTACCAATAGTCCTCTTGAATTATTTTCTTTAATTAATCTTTTTATAGAACACGAGTCTGATAAAATAACTACAACTAAAGAAGAATTTAAGAAACAATATATGACATCTGAAAATATATTAAGCACAAATGGAGTTAAACTTTTGGCAAATAAATTAACAGGACTTATTAGTTATTTAAATAGAGAAAAAGACCCCACACAATTTGCGCAACCTATTATGATTAATGTTCCAATATTAATGAGTCATATTGAAAATGAAGAATTAAGAGATATTGTGTTTTTAAATACAAAAATTAATAAAGTTGCCGACATTGTAGAGGAACAAATAGTGGTCTTAAAAGATAAAATTAAAAATATGAAAACCGAATATAAAACAGAGAAAGCAACATTAACCAAGTCAAAATCTTCATATTCTAAAGAAGAATTTACTAAGTTAAATGATAATTTGAAAGTTCTATTAAAAAATATAAAAGATTTAGAAGAAGAATTGAATAATTATAAAAACACCAAATATGACTCTGAAACTAAAATAAAAGAACTTAAAGAAAAAGTCAAACAAATAAAACATTCATTACTTCAAGAATATATATTATATACAAAATGCGGACACTTAAACTATAAAAATAATAAAAATAATAGTACCCGCAAAAGTTATAAACTTATTAAATAAATAGTTACTATGCGTTTTTTTTATAATATGAAATATTCTTTATTTAGAAATAAATAAATATATGAGTTAATAAAAATAATATATTATTCATTTAGAGATAAATAAATATATGAGTTAATAAAAATAATATATTATTCATTTAGAAATAAATAAATTTATGAGTTAATAAAAATAATATATTATTTATTTAGATATAAATAAATTTCTGAGTTAATAAAAATAATATATTATTTTTAATTATTATAATATTTAGTAAATATATAAATGACTGCCTCGGTATCAGAATCTGTCGGTGGTGAAATTCTTGGATATGAGGGTTCAAGCGGATACTCTGATTATAATGCTTCGGGTGGCAAAAAAAACTCTAGAAGAAGATCAAGAAAAAATACGAGAAAAATGTATGGAGGCAATGAGAATGAGGTTTCTCTTCCTCCGAGCGGAGGAATGGGACAGGAACAAGAATCACAAGAATCACAAGAATCACAAGAATCACAAGATGAACAGCAAGGCGGAAGACGTAGGCGTAGAAGAGGAAAAACATACAAAGGAAAAATACACAAAGGAAAAAAGCACAAAGGAAAAACTCGCAAAGGAAAAGTAAGTAAATGGATAACTCATGTTAAAAATTTTTCCAGAGCTAACAAAATGGATTTCAGAGATGCGTTAAGAGACCATAAATGTAAAGCAACATATCACAAAATGAAATAATTAAAACGTGTAATACTTAATACATAATGATACCATATATATTATTTTTTTTAAATAATATATATAAAATAATATATATAAAAAATATATATAAAAATATATTACACCTTTTTCTCATTTCAAACGCCGTTTATTTTGTAGAATAAATATATAATGATACCAATTATTGTAGCAACATTAGCACCAATAGTAAATTCAATTCAATTATTTCCCCAATTATACAAAACATATATAACAAAAAGCGTAAAAGATTTATCATTGTATTCTTTATCACTCATTTTACTAACTAATTTGCTTTGGTTGCTACATGGGTATTTTATAACTGATAATTCACTAATTGTAGCAGGTACGGTTAGCATGATAATAAATGTGGCACTGTTAATATTATTTTTTCTTTACAGAAAAAACAGGCGTTTGAAATGAGAAAAGGTGTAAAAAAAATACTTACTTAGTTATTAATTTGCGAACTCTCATTAATTCTAATGCCGGACTTGCCCCCTTAGTTTGTTTAAAAATATTAATCAGCGCATCGCCTGTTAATATTAAAATTTCTCTTAATTCGTCATTTTGCGTAAATTTCGCATATAATGCTTTTTCTAATAAACCCGACTCTATTTTTTTAAAGTCCTCGTCATTCAATATTACAGTTTTAACAGATTTTTTAACAATATTAGAATTATATAATTTTAGTGCTTCTTCATTGTTTGCTCCTACTTCTCCATTTTTCATAAATTTACCATATAGGTCAACCAAGTCTTTAAATCGAGAACCTAACATATAATGTTTAACACTAGACCAATTGTTTCCATCGATTACTAGATTAGAAACTAAGAAATCATTATCCAATTTTTTGCGCCATTCTGGATATTTTTTCTTGTTATTTAAATCCAAAACATTTTTGAGTGTTTTAAGTTCTGGTTTAATAGATTCTCCACTGCCTTCACCTACCTTTTCGTGTTTAGATTTACTATATATTTGAATAATAATTGAATCATCATACTCTTGCGATTTAGGGGTTTTAGTAGTCACTAAAGAATCATAACTACTAGTTTTACTAATAGGCGATGTTTGAACCCCGTGTTGATTGGCAAATGTTTTAAAATCAGGTATTAAAACATACAAACCAGCACCTCGTTCCATACATTTTTCTAAAACCAACTCTTTTATTTTATATGGTAATTCTGTAAATGTTAATGCTCCTCGCTTTATATTTTTATCATATGTTATTAATTTATAGTGAACACCTTTAATGTAGTCTGTTATTATATAATACGATGGTTTAAAAATACCCTGCGCTTGTAATTTTTTGTCAGCTTCGGAACACTGTAAAACTAGTTCTTTTTCACCATTCAAAAAATGGTCTTGTGATAGCACAATAAATTTAACATTATATAATCTCTCTAGTGTTACTAGTGCCCAGTTATCTGCCCAATATTTTCCTCCTAATTCCATAATTACTTTTTTCAAATCGTCTACTGTTTCTACGTCTTTCATAAATTCAAACTCTTTTGTTAATTCTTCTAATTCTTTGCTTTGATCACTAACCGAAGACATTTTTTCAAAATTAGATTTAACATCACTTATCATTTTCATTTTATCTACACCATCAGCAGTTGCTGTTATCATTTTTTTTAATGTTAAATGCTTCTTTTTATATTCTTTTAATTGGGTTTGTGTTGTTTTCATATTTTTATAAAATAGTTCAAAAAATTCCTTGTATGTTGCTAATATTTCTTCTGTAACTTCATTGGCTAATTTTTCACGAATAGACTGGACTGATATATCTATTTTTACACTTCTTAAAGCATCTCGCAAAACAGCAAAAAAACAATCTCCACCACCCTCATTGTCTAATATCTCATATTTATTACTTCTTAAATACTTATTTATCCATTTATGTGATATATCTTCTTCATATTTACTAATTTCATAATCACTTTCTTCTTTTGTTTGACTATTTAGTTCCATTAAATCATAACTCTCACTTATAAATTTTAGCGGTTTTTCATCAGTGTCTTCGTTTTTGTCTTCGTCGTCTGTTTCAACATCACTAATACTAGTATTTTCACTACTAGTGTCGCTAGTACTATTAAATTCACTTGTACTAGACATTGTCTCAAATTTATCGATTAACTCGTAATTGTTAATAATTAATGGTTTTGCAAAAGGAAATATTATTGGTTCAGACATCATATTTAAATCAATATCTCCAGTAGAATCTAGCAATGAAGTATAATCTGTATTCTTAGTTTCATATATACCTATTTTTGATACAACCGAACCATTATTTGCTAAATAAATATTAAAATACAAAATATTATTACTTAAAAATTCTAATCTAGGAGTTCCTAAAACGAATTTTATATGCTTATTATATATTTTAGCATTATATACAAACGCTTCATGATTTAAATCAGATTTATCAATATTATTTGTAATAGCGTATTCTAGTTTGCTATCAATATTAGATGTAATCATTATATATAATATTTATTTTTATAAATGTATTTTTAAACTATTATATTTATAATATTAATAAACTTAAAAATATTATATTCTTAAAGTTAATAATATAATTTTCTAATGTTATATCGTTATAAAAAAGCGGAATTATAAGATATATTTTTTATATTTATCTTGAATATCCATTAATTTGAATCTAATTTTATTTGTAAAACAAACATAGCTACTTTTATTAACTAATAACAAATCAATAGTGGCATATAGTTTTAGATTAGAATCTATTTTTTTGATAATTCTTATTTCTTTAAATAATTCGCTATATATTGTCATCAAAAACTCTAGTATGTTTTCGCAATAAGCACTATTTTTTTCAATTTGTAAATGGGTTGTAAAAAAATTAGTTAAGAGCAAAACAAATTCTTCAATAACATACGTATTAATAAACAACTTTGACATATAATTATTACTTTCTCTTGTTTCTGTTGTTTCTAATTCATAAACAAAAAACTTTTTATAAATATTTATTATAAAAATTATAAAACATTTATATTTATCATTATTTTTATTAATTGTAAAGTCATCTTCTTGTGTATTGTTAGCGTTTGTAATATGTTTCTCAAAATTACAATAATCTTCAAATTTTTCTTTTAACAAATTATACAAAAATATGTTTTCTAATTTATAATTTTTAATGTTATAAATAGCAAGTAATGAAAAGAAGACATTAACATATATTGAACTATAAGATATATTATTATAGCATATATAATCAACTATATAATTATCCATAGAATATAATTCATCTATACTTTCTTCTATGCTTGAATCAAGTAATTGATTATAAATAAATAAAAATTCTTTTTCTAATTTATTATAATTAGATGGAGATAATTTATTTAACAGCGCTTTAATATTACTTTTAGCAATATTTATTTTAGTTTTATCAACTGGAACTTTTCTAACACTTGTTGTTTGTAATATATTACATTTGTTGAATTTATTAACATTATTGAAATCTTTACCACTATTATAAGTATCATATTTTTTATATTTTGACTTTTTTTTAAATTTAGTATCGATTTCTTGGTCAAAATTATTCAATGATGGGTCATTATTAAGTGTTACTAATATAGTATTTAATAAATTTTGAATTGATTGTTCTAATTTTTCATCTTCAAAAGTTTTATAATAATTATTAATAAATTGTGTATCATAAATTAACATTACTATTATAATTAATAAATTATAATACTATTTTTTTAATTATTTTCGTTATATTAATATTTATAAAGTAATTGTTATTATTAATAATAAGATGGATTTTATTAACACGCTAATGAATTTTTACGAAGACACAAATTTAAATAGTAAACAACAATATGCTGATTGCTTTAAGTTGCCTATTGAATATTTAGACACTTCATCTATTCAATTGCTTAGCAATAATATTATTAATGATCTAGAATTAGTAAAAACAAAACCGGCTTTAATAGACGATTGTACTAATACAAGTAATAATAATTGTGAAAAACAAACATCAAATATTAGTGATGCAACTAATGACGCATACAATTTATATTATCATGTTTTCAATCCTACAAATGTATTTGAAAAAAATATTATATGTAGATGGTCTAAATATTATACAAACAATATGGACTTTTTATCAGAAACTCAGATATTATTACAGAATTATAGTGCTTTTAAAAAAGTAGAATTTAGCGAAACTAAAACTATAATTCAAGAAGATTCAATATATAATAAATGTGAATCCGTTATATATGATAATGGATTTATAAATAATTATCAATATATCGATTTACCATTCTTGAGTAATTTTAATAATAATAGTTTATGCTTACAGGTTTTAAGTATGTATAATCTCTCTTCGCCTGTTTTTTCTTTGCTTATTCCAATATTATTTCTTATGCTCCCTTTTTTTTTAATAAAACTACAAGGACATAATATAACATTTGGACTGTATTTTGAACATTTAAAAAAGGTATTTTCCAATCATATAATAGGGCAGTTATTTACTTCATTTAGCAGTAGTAATTTTACAAATAAAATCTATTTGCTTTTTAGTTTTGGATTTTATATTTTTCAAATGTATTTAAATTTTACTAGTTGTATTAAATACTTTACAAATATTAAATTTATTCACGAAACATTGAATGATTTAAAACATTATATAATAAGTTGTTTGAATAAATATAAGAATTTTTTAAAATACTCCAAAGATTTAACAAATTACAAATCTTTTAATGATACCATTAATACAAATATAAGTGTTTTTACATATTATTTAGGAGAATTGAACATTATTACACCATATACTTTAAGTATAAGTAAATTTACAGAATTGGGACAACTAATGAAATGTTTTTATTGCTTAAATAAAGATGAAAAAATTATAACTAGTCTATATTTTTCATTCGGATTTAATGGTTATTTGAAAAATTTAGAAACGTTGCAAAACTTTATTAATACTAAAGTTATGAATTATTGTACTTATGATAATTCTAAACCAACCTCTTTTGATGGCGCCTATTTTGCCAATTTAAATATTATAGAAAAACACCAAGATACTTGCGACATCAGTGGGTCTGAATGTCGCGAAATTTGCCACGAAGAAACACGCAAAATACTTAAAACAAATGATAAAAATGATAAAAATGAACGTAAAATTGTAAAAAATTCATATTCATTAAATAAAAATATAATTATAACTGGTCCAAACGCATCTGGTAAAACTACTTTACTAAAATCAACATTATTCAATATTATTTTATCTCAACAAATAGGGTGTGGTTTTTTTAATAGTGCCTCAGTAAAAATATATGATTATATTCATTGCTATATAAATATTCCTGATACTGGAGGGCGCGATAGTTTATATCAAGCCGAAGCAAGACAATGTAAAAATATACTTGAAGCAATAGAAAATAACGCTACTAAAAATCACTTTTGCGTATTTGATGAATTATATAGTGGAACCAATCCAGATGAAGCTGTAAATAGCGCATATGGTTATTTAACTTATTTAAATAAATTTAATAATATAGATTACGTATTAACAACGCACTATACTAAATTATGTAAAAAATTAAATAAGCAAAACAACAATTTATATATGAAAGTAAATAATAATTCTAAAGATTTTGAATATACTTATAAAATTAAAAAAGGTATTTCAAAAGTGAAAGGCGCAATGAAGGTTCTTAAAGATTTAAATTATCCAGAAAATATTATCATAAATATGAAAAAATAAATATTATTATTCGTTAAACAATACTTAAAATAATATAATTATACATTAATATAAATGTCATTCTTATTTAAATTTATAGATTCGGGATTTTTATTAACATTAGGATTAATTTTATTAATAAGTGGAGGGGTTATGTTATATTGTTATAGAAGACTAAATTTATTAGAAAAAAGTCTCATTCAGCATGGTAAAATTTTACAAAACTTTATTATGAATTATAATGTTCAAATGCAACATTTTAGTTTAGTAAATAATTCACTTAATAAAAATAATGATTATAATGTTGAGAGCAGTCCAACAGAGTATGTTGAATTTGATAAAATTAAGAAAATTAATTTAGGAGAAAAAATATCTGTTTCAGATGACGAAGATGAAGATGAAGATGAAGATGAAGATGAAGACGAAGACGAAGATGAAGACGAGGATGAAGATGAGGATGAAGATGAAGATGAAGATGAAGATGAAGATGAGGATGAAGATGAAGATGAAGACGATGATGAAGATAAAAGCAATTTACAAACTCTTCAAATTTCTAATAATAAATTTGAAGAAGAATTAGAAACTCTAGACTCTGTAGAAGACATAACAAGTTTCGAAAATATTAAACATAATGAACAAACTATTTCGAACATTGATGATGAAACATTTATCAAGAATTTGCCTATAAACTTAAAATCATTCACTTTAGAAACAAATAATACTCCAAAAATAATAAATTTAGAAAACAGTGAAACTTCAGATACTAAAACAGGCGAAAGAAAAAATTATTCGAAAATGAAAGTTGATGATTTAAAAAGTTTGGTTGTTACAAGAAATTTAACAGATAATGAAACCTCTCAAAAAATGAAAAAATCTGATTTAGTAAAATTATTACAAAATCAATAATAAAAATAAAAATCAATAATAAAAATAAAAATCAATAATAATAATAAAAAATCAATAATAAAAAATCAATAATAAAAATAAAAAATCAATAATAAAAATCAATAATAATATTGTCTTCTATATATAAAAATGGAGCGAGGTATAACTATGGTAATTCATTCGTTTATATTTGGTGCGTTATTGTATGTTATTATGATTTATGCTCTTGGTCAAAGACAAAGTGTTGCCGAAAATAGAAGTATATTGTTGGCTGCCGTCGTTTTAATATATATGGTAATGTTTGGTCACGGACTTCCAACAAAAATAAATAAAGATTTATTTTAAATAATAAAATGTATAAAATTAATATTATGTAATAATATAATATTAATCTTATGAGTTGGGGAACTTGTTATAGTGGTTCTAATAATATTCACTTCAATTTTCCTCCTTTAATGGATGATTCTAGATTATTTAGTAATTATTATTCGTCTGTTCTTAATGATACTGTTTTTCAAAATAATAAAAATATTAAAAATAATAGTGATTATAGAAAATATTTACAAGTAAATGCGGATGCTATTATACAAAATAATCAATATATTTCTTGTATCGAGTGTGGAGCAACTTCAAATTATAAATCGGAACCTTTGACTAATATACAAACTCCTTATATTTTTAATTCGATTTTGTCACGCGACCAACCATACGGATACGAAACCAGCAATTTAAAAAATATTTATTTGTCTAAACAACAATTAGATGCTCAAAAACATGTTTCAAAGTATATAATTAATGCTAATGAGTAAATTTTTTATTTTATAATATTTTATAATATTTTATAATATTTTATAATATTTTATAATATTTTATAATATTATAAAATGACTTTTCTTGATGATTTAATGGCGCCTTTTGGTAAAGAGCATTGTATGTTTTTTTATTATTTAGGATATTTTAGTTTAGCGGCCGTACTTTTAGCATTTATAGGAATAATAATAGCTTTAGTTCAAAAGAATTACAAGATACTTGGTTTAGCAATATCCTATTTTTTAATCTTTGTACTCATGTATTACGTTTATAGATTACATTATTCGGTATGTTTGGGTGCTTATAAATAATCTGTTATTATAATATATAGAAACAAATGTATAAAGTTTATAATTATAACATTATAATTATAAACTATAATTACTAATATATAATATTAGTAATAATAATATAATACTTATGAAAATACTAAGCATAGATATAGGCATTAAAAATTTAGCCTATGTAATTTTAGAATGCCATGCACTAGAAAAAAAAATTCATGTTAATGAATTTAAAGATTTCAAAGAATTTAAAATTATAAAATGGGATGTAATAAATTTATGTAACAAATTAATTTCATGTAATGAAAAATGTTGCGCAAAAGAAGCCAAATTTCATAGAGACAATGTTTTTTATTGTAAAAATCATACAAAAAAAACCGAATATAGTTTGCCAACGTGTAATATAAAAACACTTCATAAGCAATCTGTTGCCAATCTCTCGTTATTGGTTGAACAATATCAAATTAAAATGGAAAAACCAATAAATAAGGCATCATTAATAAAATTAATAGAAGACTATTTGAATTCGACTTGTTTTGAAGCTGTTGAAAGTGTTAACGCAAATAATGTAAATTTAATAGATATAGGAATCAGTATTAAAAACGAATTAAACGAACTATTTAAAAATTTTGATTTATCCACAATTGACCAGATTATTTTGGAAAATCAAATAAGTCCTATTGCTAACCGAATGAAAACAATCCAAGGTATGATATCTCAATATTTTATTGATTGTAATAATTATAATATTAAATTTGTATCAGCAACAAATAAACTAAAACCATTTATAAGTAAAGAAAACAAATATTTAAGTGATTATAAAGATTATTGCGATGTTAATGAATCTAAAGATGCTAAAGATGCTAAAGATAAAAAATTATCATATAATGAACGAAAGAAGCTTAGTATTTTTTACACAAAACAACTGTTAGAACACAAGAATATGCCTCAAGACCTCGCTTTTTTCATTAAACATTCTAAAAAAGATGACTTGGCCGATTGTTTTTTACAAGGCATTTATTATTTAGAAAATTACAATGTATTAAAATAATTAGTTATTAATATATAATATATATTGCGGAGTATTTAAAAATTAAACTTCTATTTTTATCATAATAGTTTTAATGGATATTATAGAAATTGAACCAGAAACATTAAATATTGATAGCTTTCAAATTCCAGAATTTAAAATAAATGACTCAGATGTAGAAGAAATTATATCAAAAAAACCATCGGCTAATTTTGGAGGTGGTATTGAACTATTAATGAATGGAAAAAATTTAACTGATAAAAAAACATCATCTTCAATAGATATTGAAGACATTACAACTTTAGAAAATGAATTAAATGATTTAACAGACAATAACACTTCAAGACATTTTGATGACAAATTAAAGTTAAATACCAATACAAATAGCAATAGCAATAGCAATGCTAATAGCGATAATAAAAAAGAAATAAATTATAATCAATCAACAGGAACCAATAAAAAATCTATTTTTGGAGGATTATTTGGTGATACCAAATTTAACGGGGCAAATATTAAACCAGTTACAAAAAATGATGAAAATGATGAGGTAAATTTAGGTAAATCAACAGCAAATATGAATGAAAATAAAACATGGGATGGATTTGGTAAATTTAATAATGTTCCTATAAATTTAGAAAAAGCACAAGAAAAACCCGAATTAACTAAAGAAGAAGAGTTAAAAGAAAAATTCAAATATTTACGCAAGTTAGAAGATCTAGAGAAAAAAGGGGTTTCGCTTAGCAAACGTTATAATATGGATTCTAATTTAAATGAAATGATTGGAGAATATGAAACTATTATTGCTGAAAAAGAAAAATCAAATGCTATTAAATTTCAAGGAAAAATGTTGATGGCTTGTATAACTGGACTAGAATTCTTAAATAATAAATTTGATCCTTTTGATATTAAACTTGATGGTTGGGGAGAACAAATAAATGAAAATATTGATGAATATGATGAAATTTTTGCCGAATTACATGAAAAATATAAATCTAAAGCAAAAATGTCTCCCGAATTGAAATTATTGTTTCAACTAGGTGGTTCTGGAATGATGATTCATATGTCAAATACATTATTTAAATCTTCGATGCCTGGCATGGATGATATTATGCGACAAAATCCAGAATTAATGAAACAATTTACTCAAGCAGCAGTTAATACAATGGGTCAATCTAAACCCGGATTAGGAGGATTTATGAATGGACTATTTGGAAATAATGGTGCTAATCCTGGATTTGGTGCTTCAATGCCACCAAATGTAAATTCGGGTCCGCCACCACCACCAGTTGAGTCTAAATTACCTGAACGCAGTCAAAGAGTGCAAAATATAATAAATCGTCCGGATATTATGTCAGCGCGCGGTATGGAAATGGATAATAATGAAGGTAATCCTTATAGTGAGCAACGCATTACACGCCCTGAAATGAAAGGTCCGTCGGTTGCTCCACCTAGTCAAAATATTGCGTCTTTATTAAGTGGTTTAAAAACTAAACAAGTTGATGTTAATGAAAAAAAAAATAATGAATCCAGCACTATTAGTATTGAAGACTTGAGAGATTTAACAAACGCTAAAATACCAACAAAATCTAAACGTAGGCAGCGAAGCGATAAAAACATTGTGAGTTTAGATATTTAAGTGTTATAAAAAAATATAAAAATACTATTACTTTTTAATAACATATATTGTGTTATATATGTTATTATAATTAGTTACTTGTTTTTAGTTGATTTTAGACTTCTTTGACTTCTTATACTTCTTTGTTTTAGACTTCCTTGTTTTAGACTTCTTTGTTTTAGACTTCTTTGTTTTAGACTTCTTTGTTTTAGACTTCTTTGTTTTAGACTTCTTAGTCTTCTTTGTTTTAGTCTTCTTTGTTTTAACCTTCTTAGTCTTCTTAAAACTAACTTGCCACCGACAAGTTCGGTAATGTTTCCTTTCTTTTCTGGTATTAATTGTATTTTTAATATAAGTTCTAAGTTATTTCTCTTTTTTATAAGTCCATGTATCATAGTGTTATACTTTTCCTTCCTGCCTTCATTCATCTTGTATAAATGGCTATATGATATATAGTCAAATTCATAATATCCTACAAACATTGTAGCAAAACGTCTTAATTTTGGATTTATACACATACTAAGTGTTAATACAGCATCTACATAATTTTCTTCCCTTAATAAACTTTTAACATACTCGGCAATTCTAGTGTTATTGCGTAGAGCATTTATATATATAGGTGCTAAATAATTCTGGTTAGGTTCTTGCGGTTCTTTAGTAGTATCATCTATTCCTAATTTACTTTTAGCAATTGATGGTATTAACCCATAAAATTTTAGTTCATCTTGAGTAATCCTTCCTGCTCTTCCAAAGTCAATTACAAATGGAAAAATATTTGTGCGTTCTGTATTTAATTGATTAATGTCTTGTTCCAAGTCGCTTGTTTCTATAACAGAACATATCATTATATTACTATCATGAATATCATGATGATGATAACCTTTTATTGCTAATAATGACGCCATATAATATGTATAAAAATTTCGTAATTCTTCGTCTGTGCTTAATTTTATTTCTATATTATGTGTTATATATTTATAAAAAGATTCTTCAGTAATTGTTTTATCGGCATTATTTCGCAGAGTTCTTTTACAAAAATCAAAATATGTTTCACAGTCAATAAATTCCATAATAAGTATATCCTGATTATAAGAACTTGTTATTGGGGTTGTATCCCCAAAGCTTATACGAAACTTACTATATTCTATATGCGCTTTTAGTTCAAATAAGCTATAAAATAGTTTACCAAGCATTGTCATTTCCTTTCCTGGAGTTTTTATTTTTTCAGCAAAAAGAAAACTGGGACATATTGGCATTACATTATTTTGCGAACCGAGTGCTTTCTGAATATTAATCTCATTAGTCACTTCATTATCTGGATAACCTATAAAAAGTTTAATTATTAATACACTTGGTGCCCTAATATTTTGTGTTGGATTACTTTTAAAATAGCTACTAAAATTTTCATTTAATGTTATCTTAAATATTCCAGTAGTCACCATCATAGATGTTTTTACATGAATAACTTCTATGTTTGTGTCTTGATGCGTTAATATATTAACTATTAGCTCACTTATTGTAAGTTCATTTTGTATAACTTCATCACTATATAAAACAGTTCCTCCATTAAAAGTCATATAATATATCTTTATAGTTATAAAAATATTATAAAAATATTGCTCATAATGATTATTTTAGTTAGTTTTTGCTTTCTTTGACTTCTTTGTTTTAGCCTTCTTAGATTTCTTAGCCTTCTTAGATTTCTTAGCCTTCTTAGATTTCTTAGCCTTCTTAGATTTCTTAGCCTTCTTCTGTCTTCTTAAAACTAACTTGCCACCGACAACTTGTTGTGTTAATGCTGGTTCTAATTGTTTTCTACGTTCTATAAGTTGTACTATCATACTATTATACTTTTTCTTCCTTTCTTCATTTATAAAGTATAAATAAGCATATGGTTCATGTCTAAACACATAAAATCCTACAAACATTGAAGTAAAATCTATTAATTTTGGATTTCTACACATACTAAGTGTTAATACAGCATCTACATAATTTTGTTCCGTTAATAAACTATTAACATAATCTGCAATTCTAGTCCTATTTGTTAGAGCATTTAAATATATAGGTATTAAATACTGTAGTATCGCTCCCCAAAGTTTATTTTTAGTAGCTAGTGCTAATTTTTTCACATCTAATGTTGTTTCTAACGGTATAAATTCTAGTTCTTCTTGTGTAATCCTTCCTGCTCTTCCAAAGTCAATTATAAATGGAAAAATAATTGTGCGTTCTATACTTAATTGCTTAACGGGTTGTTTAGAGTTGCTTGTTTCTATAACAGGACATATCATTATATTCTTACTATGAATATCAGCATGATGATAACCTTTTATTGCTAATAATGATGCCATATAATATGTATAAAAATTTTGTAATTCTTCGCCTTGATTAAGCCCCTTTAATATTATTTCTATATCAAGTGTTATATATTTATAAAAAGAGTCTTTAGTAATTTTTTTACTAGCAACACTTAGCATAGTGTTCTCATAAAAATTAAAATATGTTTGACATTCAATAAATTCCATAATAAGTATATCCTGAATATAATCACTATTTTTCGGATCTTCTTTCCGAATAAGCGTACAAAACTCACTATATGGTCCAAGCGCTTGTTCAAATAATCTATAAAAATCTTGACCAAGCATTGTCATTTCCTGTCCTGGAGTTTGTATTCTTTCACTAAAAAGAAAACTAGGACATATTGGCATTATATTAGTTTGTGAACCGAGTTCTTTCTGAATAGCAATCTCATTTGCCACTTCATGTTGTGGATAACCTATAAAAAGTTTAATTAGTAATACAACACTTGGCGCATAAATAGTATCTGGTGGATCACTTTTAAATTTGCTACTAAATGTTTTATTATATGCTAATATCTTAAATATTCCAGTAAATATAACAGAACCCTCCTCCCCCTCCCCTGTTTGACTAATAACTTCTATTAATGTATCGATATCAGTTAATATATTTTGTATTACCTCACTTATTGTAAGTTCATTTTGTATAACTCTATCACTAAATAAAAGAGTTCCTCCATTAAAAGTCATATATAATATATTTTTATATTATAAAAATAGTATAAAAATAGTACAAAAATAGTATAAAATTTATATATATTGTAAATAATATGGTATTTACGTGTGATTTTTGTAATAAAATAATTTCAGAATGTTGTACTTTATATTTTGGATTTGATTGTATGTGTTGTAGTAATCATTGCCGTTCCCAAGTTATTCAATTAAATTTACAAATTGACCCAACAATGAATAATCCGCATACTTGGTTAATACATAAATTAAGAGTCAAAAAAAAGAAAGACTTGCTTCCAAAACCCAAATCATTAACAAATTTACTAGAAAAATTACAAATGTAAATATTTTTATTCAAATTCTAGTTTTTTTTCTAGTTTTTGCTTTCTTTGGTTTAGTTATTTTATTTTTATGTAATTTATCTCGATTTTTAATTCGGGTTTTTTTTACATTATACTTTTTATTACCTCTTCCATGAGGCCAATCTCCAAAAGGGTTGAACGCTTGAGGTTGATATGTTAGTAGTTGTGTAAGATGTCTAATATGTTGTTGTTCTAACAATACCCTATCACCAATTGCTTCATGTATTAATATGTTTAATGTATTTGCTTCTTCTCTAGTTATTTTAAAAAAATTATTATAAAGATTACTTTGAGTTTTATTGGCTACTTGAAACATCGATTTATGTTTATAACCACACATAGTAAGTATTAATATTGCTTGAACATACTCATGTTGTTCTAATATTACATTTTTAACAATAGTTTCAATAGTGTTACTAGAAATTAATGAGACCAGAGTATAATATACTTTAAAATAAAAAGCGCACTCTCTTTGAAAGACCTCATTACTCAATTGTGCTTGAGTAAATGGTTCAAATATTAATTTATCTAGAGGTGCTGCTCGACCAAAATCAATAATATATGGTACTACATTCACCCCATATTGTGATAATAATTCACCAAACCTATTTTTAAAAAAAGGAATACCATTTGGACGAGCATACATAAAATTTCCCGAATGTGGATCTCCATGAGAGAACCCTTTTTCTGCCAATAATGTTAATAAATAAAATGTATAAAAATTTTGCACAAAAGATTTATTGAATGTAAAAGGTAATTTGGGCATCGGATTAGTATGCGAAAAAGGTTCCGCTACCTCTAATCCGTGATATAATGTATATCCATCAATCATTTCCATAATTATTATGGTTTGTTTATAATGAGACCTGTCCTCTGGTAGATGCTTCTCCAAATAGGTATCAAGTCTTTGGGATAAATTGAAATGTACTAATAATTGAGCAAATGTTAGACCAATAGGAGTAAATGGTTCATTAAATGCTCGTTGTATAATTTCTGAAAAAATAAAAGTAGGAGCTATTGCAAATATGTTACCAATATCTTTTGCCGAAGCAAGTTCAAAATGAACTCGTGCCTCCATATTAAAATCTGGGTCATCAATGCTATCATAAGCATATTTTACTATTAAACTTCTGGGGGTAACATATATAGGAGTCTGTGGTGTATTTAACTGTAATCCATATAAATATTTATCAATAGATTTATCAAAAGTTAGTTTATATATAACAGCATTATTTAGTGGTTGTTCTGTAACTACTTCAATACTTGTTGTTAGTGCTAATATTTGTAATACTTGCTCATCAATTGGAATATCAGTACGTTTAAATAAATTACTTCCGCCTTTATAATACATTTTATAAATGTATATATATAAAACAATATATATAAAACAATATATAAAAAACAATATATATAAAACAATATATAAAAAACAATATATAAAAAACAATATATATAAAACAATATATTAAAAAACAAATATTTATATCAATTTTTTTATTCTTCAATTTCTAATTTTTCATTTATTCTTCATTTTTTGATTCTTCATTTTTTGATTCTTCATTTTTTACAATTACAATAGGTTTCTTAATATTTAATTTCACAATTCCTCTGTGCATTTTTTGTTTATACGACAAACAATCATACGGTACTTTCATATAAATAGTTGTTTTATCTTTTGTCACAGCAATAGTATACATAAGCACCATTTATATATTTAATATATTTAATATATTTAATATATAAAAATAATTCAATTTTTAAATAAATAAAAAAATATTTAATATTTAAAAAAATATTATTGAATTAATAATATATAAATTTTAATTATTATTAAATAATAGTAATGAGTAACAAATATCCTATAAACTCCGATTATAGTAATTTAAAAACATATGTAATAAATTTGGATGATTATGAAAGTAATTATAGCAAACAACTTCCTCATTTATTAAATATCGGTTTAATAGTAGAGAGATTTAGCGGAATTAACGCATTAAAAAATGAACACTTAAAACCCGAATACGAAAAATATATTTCAACTTATGCTAAACATTTTGCCCCAAAATCTGTAATAGGTTGTGCTTTAAGTCATATATTATGTTGTGCTGATATAAAGTCTAATTATTGTAAAAAAACAAATGACCCCATACCCTTTTTTCTTATAATGGAAGATGATGCTTTTCCATTATATAATAAAGAAGATTTCTATGAACATCTTAATAAATCATTATATGAAATACAATTATTAGATAGCAATTGGGATATTATACAATTACATAGTGATGCTTTTTTACCAACAAAAGACACATATAACACACATATTGCTTGCGGAAGCACCGCAGCCTATTTAATATCACCCGATGCTATTAATAAAACATTAACTTCTAAAATCTATGGGCATTTAGATTTTATTCAACATAATTTTATTAAATATAATAAATATAGAACAAAAGAAAATTTATTTTATACAAATGAAAAAGATAGTCTAAATAGAATAGAAGTTAAAAGCAAACTAAATTATAAATATTATAGTTTATTATTAAAATCAAAATTTTTAGAATTAGTAAATAAATATACGCATATTATTCCATTACGCGGAGAGAAAAAGTATCAGCATTTTTTAGAATTTAAATTATTAAAAGAACCTTTCTTTGATAAAGAATTCAACGCAAATGATTTATTGGATTATTTATTAACATTTATAGTATTAAGAAAAATGTTAAGAAAATAATGTTAAAAAATGTTAAAAAAATATTGTTAAAAAAATATTAAGAAATCGTTTTTTTATATAAAAATAAAGTAAAAATTCTATTTAAATATATAATTATAATTCAATTATAATTATAATTATGGATTGTAGTGAAGAAACTCAATTTCAACCCAAATTAATATGTGCTAAAGGAGATATATTATTAAGTGAAATAAAAATACCTTCTAGCAACAATAAAGCTTACAATTTAAAATTTGAGATGAATAATTTAAATACAAGTAAGGTAAATATAGATTCACTTTTAAGTACGGCAATTTATGATTTACTTGAAAAAGTAAATGTTGAATTAATTGAAAAAATATATATTTTAAATACAATAAATGACTATGAAACAGATGTATGTATATTATTAAAACAAATTGCCAAAGAAGTGGGACTTAAGCAAAAATATGTTTTGTTTAGAACCACTAAATATTCAAATAATTTGAATAATAACATAACCTTTTACAATAAAGATTTAATTTATGAGCATAAAGATTTGATAGATGACTATTTAAAATCTATTAATTTAAATATTGAGAAATACGAAGCAATGACATTTAATTTTGGAAAAACCCAAATAACTTTGAACGATGAACAATCAGTCAATAATGATAAATTAATTAGTGTTAAATTTTCAATAGATTTTCAACTAACAATAACAGATGATTTACCGATTTATATGAACAATCTTATTGGGTTAATGTTTAAAAAAATGTTTTATAATGTAAAAATATTTGTTGCCAATTTAAATTAATAAATATATTATTAGTAATAATAACTTAATAACTTAACATTTATTAAGTTATTAAAAAATGGTGCTATCTATTATCTACATATACTTCAGAATAACCAAACTGATAACAATAGTTCTCTACGAATTTATAAAATATAACAATAAAAGATGTGTAAATTATTTATTTAATATACCAACTTATAGATTAGAATTAATAAAAAATATATCTAAAAAATTAGAACAAGAAAATATTGTATATGTGAAAATATTTCAAGCATTATGTTTTGACAGAGATTTATTGAGTACTGAAGAACAATGTTATTTACTTAAATATACAGATAATGTTCCTTATCAAACTAACGAAATAGACTATGATTTATTAGATAAATTGGAAGACGAGTTTTCAATAATTTTAACAAATAGAATTCCAATAAATTGCGGTATAGTTGGTTTAGTATTTGAGGGACGTGATTTATCTAATAATAAAGTAATTATTAAAATGTTGAAAAAAGACATTTTACAAAAATTTAGAAATGTGTTTGATGAGTTATTATATATTTCGTATGTATGTAAATATGTTCCATATATAAAATCTCTCAAAATAACAAAAATGCTTTTAGATAATGAAGAAATTTTATTAAATCAGATGAATTTTATGAAAGAAGTTGAAGCAATAGAAATCTTTACTAAAAAATATAAAAATAATAAAGAATTCGTGTTTCCAAAGGTTTATAGAGAGATTACAGAAAAATATAATAAATTATTAGTAATGGAAAATATTAGCGGACTTAAATTTAAAGACATAGAAAATATGGGTGAAACTATTAAAGAAGAATTTTCATATTTGCTTAATAAATTTGCCATATTAGGAATATTATATTATTCAATTATTCATTGTGATCTACATAGTGGAAATATTTTCTTTTATATAAATACTGAACCTAATTTAACAAATGATGAAGTTCCAAAATATAAATTAGGTATAATAGATTTTGGTATATGTTGTTTTCCCAATAAAGAAAATCAAAATGCCTATTATGTTTTTTTTAATGATATACATTATAAACAAGATTATAGTAATATAGAAAAGTTACTATATGCTATTATACAAGAAAAAGAAGTATTTGCATGTTTTGATGCTATAAAAAAACAGCAATTTATTATTGAAACTATTAAATGCTTAGAATTAAATACAAAACATGAAATAACTACTCAATTATTAATAGATTTAAGTAAAATATTTAATAACTATGATATAAACTTTACGGAAGAATTTAATAAACTTATTTTGAGTATTCATGTGGCTAATCATTTTGGAAAACAATTATCAATAAATTTAAAAACTACCCAGACAAAAGTACTAAATGATTTAACTAAATTCGATGAACTACTAGAAATATAGTAAAAATGGGGGGACTAGGACGCATAATAAAGGTTGTAATCTCTCTTATGTTAAATGTATTAATATTATTTTATTAAAATATAATATTAATCCCTAATCTATAAAAATAGAAATGTGTAAATTTTGGGAAAAATAAATTTGAAAATTTTTTGGAAAATGGACATTTATAAATGTCCAATTTCTGAAGATTTAAACCTTTTATAAAAAAATGAAAAATTTACACATTTCTTAACAGTTCAAAGCATAAAGGGTTGAACACTGCGAATTTAACAACAAAAAACTCCTTACCATAAAATATTTTTCAAATTTTCAACAAATTTTGGGCAAATTCTTGTTGTCATTTGTTGTCAAAATTTGTCCGCAAATATCCGATAATAAATATTATTTATATTTTATTATGTTAAATGGTAAGGTATTATAATAAACATTTCTATAATTTTGACTAGTGCGAGAAATCTATTAACATTTATTTACATAAAATCTGTGAAAATCCGAATATTAAATTAAAATATTTAAATACTATTTTCTATTTAAATATTATTACTACTAATGCTTACAAAAAAATCCGCAAAAATCCGCAAAGAATTTGTATGTATATGTTGTGATTATAATACGTGCGATAAAAAAGATTATACCAAACATATTAACACAGCAAAGCATAAAAATAATACAAATGTTGTCATGGCGTTGTCAAATATAGAAGAAAAATCCGCAAGTTTTAAAAATACAAATACAAATACAAATACAAATACAAATACAAATACAAATACAAATACAAATACAAATACAAATACAAATACAAATACAAATGATACAACAATTGTATGTAATTGTGGAAAAAAATATAAGAGTAGACAAGGATTATATGCTCATAAGAAAAAATGTGATGCACTAGAAAATGGAAAAATAACAAATGCTACAAATGCTACAAATGCTACAAATGCTACAAATGCTACAAATGCTACAAATGCTACAAATGCTACAAATAATCAACTAACCTTAACAAACGACTTAATTATAAAATTACTAAACGATAATAAAGAAATGAGAGAAATTATAATTAAGCAACAAGATCAAATTAGTGAATTATTACCCAAAATAGGTAATAATTTTATAACAAATAATAACAATAACAATAAATTCAATATTCAAGTATTTTTGAATGAACGATGCAAAGATGCTATAAATATGAGTGATTTTATTAAATCAATACAAGTTAGCTTACAACAATTGGATTATACTAAGCAAAATGGAATAGTAAATGGACTAAGTAATGTAATAATAGAAAATATGAATAAATTGGGATTGTATCAACGACCTATTCATTGTACAGATATAAAACGTGAATCATTATATATAAAAGATGATGATAATTGGGAAAAAGATGTTAATAAAGAGAAGATAAAAAAAGCAATAAAAGACGTATCAACAAAACAGTTTTGTGCTTTAAGTAAATGGACAAAAGAAAATCCCGATTTTCAAAACAATGAATACAAACAAAATTATTATACACATACATTAGTGGCAATAGCCAACAACAAAGAACACAATGAAGAAAAAATAATAAAAAAATTATGTAATAATAGTTATATAAAAGAAGAGTAATTATTTAGCTTATATTAAAATTGAAATTAAAAATTAAGTAAGTATATACTTTATATTTTAATTACATTAGTAATAAACATGGATTTACATAGAGACACAATTGTTATTGTTAAAATAATTCAAATACAAAGTTGGTTTAGAGGAAGTATTTTTAGATTAAAACAATTACCCTTAATTATGTATAAAATTCAAAATTATTTAAAATTACATGTGATTCAATTTTCAAATCAAAACGAAGATGGTAGAATTAATAGTTGTAATGATGAAGTTGAAGTAATTAAATTACTTAGTGAAAAGTTTGGTGCTAGAATTAAAATACCCATAAAGAGACATTGGTATGACATTTTAGCTTATGATTATATGTATGGATGGATTCCAATCAATATAAAAACAACAACAACACTAACAAGCGACAATACAGGTAATTTGGCAATGTGTGTTTATGCTTATACAGATGAAAAATTGGATATTCACAGGGAAAAATCTTATGAAAATGGTAAAATGAGTAATATACTTTTCAATAAATTAAAAAACAAGCAATATAACTTCAATAACAAAAAAGATTATTATTTTATTGTATTAAATAAAACAGACACAAGTAGTGTAATTGTTAATAGCGTAAAAGGATTGACGCTATTAACACCAAATATAAATAATTTACCATTTCAAGTTTGTTGGAATAAAAATAGGACATATAAATATGAAAACATACACAAAAAAATAGAACAATTTATTGATTGCTTACAACAACCTAAACCATGTTGGAAAGAAACATTTATGACAAATATAAGGTCTTTAAATTTATAAACAATCACTTGGAATATATGAATTACATATTTGCCTATGACCTATTTTAAATCTTCCAGAAAACATAAAATTATCTTTGAAAGTATTACTATTTAAATAGACTACAACACTATTTAAATTACACTTTTTTTTTGGTTTAAGCATTATTAATCCACCTCCAAAATAATTGACTTTACCTAAAAACGCAACATCTTGTTTTCGTGTTAAATTATAAATATAAATACAATCTTTTCCAAGATTATTTTTTATAGTGCTAATATTTCTAGGTGCTCCCCATTCAAACCAATTAGTTTCATTGAACTTTCGTATTTTCCTCGTAATAAGTTCTTTTTTGTGATGTAATAAATATTCATTGATTTTATCATTAGTACAAGGATAAGTTTCAATATAAATATATTTTTCAACTTTATTATGACCATTTACTAGTTCAATATTACCAATTTCTTCGTTTTTATACACTTCTTCTTTACCAGAAACAAGACCTACATAAATATCAAAATAGTCTTGAAACAAAACACTATTACTATTTTCTTCTATATTAAAAGTAATTAACCCATTAGTGTTTGTAATATAGAGTGTTTTATTATTATATAACACTTTTTTCTCAATTAAACTATTTTTACAATATCTGAACACAATAACATCAATTGAAGCATTGGCAAACATGTTTTCATTATGCGGATGAAATATATGGGTAAAGGTTCCTTGTGTCATCATAACATTCAATAATTTTGAAGCACTTGTTAATTTAAGAAAATCAGATGGAACAATAAATATTAACTCACCATCAATGGTGAGTAATTCATAACATTTTTCTATAAAATCAATATATAAATTTCCTTTTTTTGTTCTAACATAAGGAGGATTTCCTATTATTGTTTTGTATGTTTTTGTAATTGATTGTATCATAAAATCTCCATAAACAACTTTATCCTGCTCTATGTTATCTAATAATTCAATTTGTGTATCAATCTCATACATATCAAATGTTATATTAGGTAATTTATTACTAATAAATATTATTAAATCTCCGCGCCCTATTGAGGGTTCTAATATATTAGAAGGACTATTTAATATAAACTCATACACTTTTTCTTTAAGGTCAATATGTGTTGTATAATATTGTCCTAAATCATGCTTTTTTGTCATAATTATATTAATATAATTAATATAATTAAATAGTTTCTTTTAAAATCTTTTGGACAAAAATAAGTCAATTTTTTCTTTTTATTAATACTATTTAACACAATACAATTTTTATTGTAATGTCCCTTTTTGACTAAATTGATTATAGCATTTTTCGCAACTATAAAAAACCATTTTTTAGTATTTTATATTAATTTATAAAAAACAAATTAATATAAAATTGGCGTTTGAAATGTAAAAAGATGTAATAGGCTATTTTCTCTTCTTTATTTTCTTCTTTTTGTTTTTATTTTTAATCTTTTCGTTTTTATTTTTAATCTTTTTGTTTTTTTGCTATATATTTTATTTACTCTGCGTTTTTCTGTTTTTTTATAATTATAGTAGCGCCGTCCGATACCTTTGCCGCCTGCCATTAAACTTTCTTGTGCTGTTCTTTGTGTTGTTGCTGCTCTTTGTGTTGTTGGTGCTCTTTGTGTTGTTGGTGCTCTTTGTGTTGTTGGTGCTCTATAAGGCTTTATTGAAAACATTCTGCTAAGCAAAGAAGGGATTGTACGTTTTTTCTTTGCTTCTTCTAAATTCTCCGTTTCTGCCAACTGATCCGCTTCTGACCACAATGCCCGCGCTCTTTCTGTTAACCAGTCTTTGTCGGGCAATTCATTTACAGCAAATGATGTGCCCTTTTTATTAACAAAGTCATTGTCATAAAATTCTTTTCTAGCAACCAATGCTTCTTCAATTAGTTTATTAAAATCATACGAAGATGACAATGTAGCATATTTAAATATAGTTGCATATGTTTGCTTAGTTTCAAGTAAGGCGCTCATATAGTAACCAAATACCGACAAGTATTTGCGAGCTGCATAGTTTGGAGAACAATACATGGTACTTGCTATTGCGGCTTTTACAAACTTTTTTTCGGTTATTAAGGTATCAAAATAACTCGTCATGTTAGTCCCAATAGAGTATGTAAATTGTGGGGTTGGTTCCTCAGTTTCATCGATGAACCTTGCAGATTCGTCGAATATAGTTCTAGTGGTTACTGGTAACACCTGTGTATATTTATTAGTATAAAGTTGTCTAGGTGTATAAATAGAAACATTACTTGTAAAAGCAGCTCTTCCAAAATCAATTACAACAGCATCTATTATACCATCTTTACTTCTACAAATTAACACATTGCCTGCATGTAAATCTCCATGAATTATTCCTTGATTTAGCAATAATATTGATATATATAAGAGGACAAAACAAGCAAAACCTGCTTTTCTTTCTTTTATTTTTTCGTCTGTTTCTCTTGGATCTATTGCTTCTGCAAAAGGTAATGGCATTCCATGTATATTAGACATATAATAATTAATATCATGTCCTATCGATACCTCATCTCCAGTAAGGTTGTAAAGGGATACACACGCAGCATATTCCATAAAAATAATTGTCTGTGTTAAATCATCAAAATTAAAATCCGGTATCATCTTCGTGAGAGAGTCTCTGCTTTTTAATTTTTTCACACTATCTTCTTTTAACCTAGTATATAACTGAACCGTTTTACGTAGTGTTACTTTCTCTGTTATTTTCTCTCCGTCTTTAATTACTTCTTGCTCTTCTTTCACTTCAATATTTTGGATAGTTCTACTTAGTATAGTACAAATAGCTTTTTCAAGAGTGTCAGCATTATCTTTATTTTTGCCTAATTTTGTCATTTTTGAAAACAAAAAACTTGGACATATTGGGTAATGATTTTTGCCCGAATCACGAAGATATTTATGTATTGTAACTTCATTGTCATGTTGAGTAGCATCTGGACTATAACTTATTTTTTGTGTAGTCATGTCGACATGTGTAATTTCTTTATGTGTTAAAATTTTCATTATTAATACCCTTGGTTTAACACTTGTACCTGTTGTTGTAAAAAAATTTGGAAATACTTTGTTATTAAATTCTAGCATATATACATATTCTGGGGGACCGCCCTCATGTAACATGTCTATAGATGTATCTATATGGTTTATTATTTGTGTTAATATATTTTCTGTACTTTGATCATCAGTTGCATTTATTGTAATGGCTCCGCCATTTAAAGGCATGGAGCTTATTATATATACTAAAATATAATAAACAAAAAATATAAAAAAAATTGATAATAAATATACTATTATATATATGATTAATATAAATACTTAACACATAACTATTTATAATGACTAGCGACCCAAAAATATTCGTTTTGGTTGATACAAGTTATTGGATATTTTATAGATATTTTGCTATTGTTCAATGGTGGGGTCATTCAAATCCCGAAACACCTTTAACTAATCCAATCGAAAACGAAGAGTTTGTAGAAAAGTTTATGAAAACATTTAGCGAATCGCTAACTGGGTTTAAAAAGAAGCAAAAAATACATAAGAAACAATCTACAATTATTGCTGTTCGTGATTGCCCGCGAAAGACTATTTGGAGAAATGCTTTATTTTCAGAATATAAAGGGACACGAGACAAAGGCGATGATTTTTTGGGAGGACCATTTTTCAAACACATATATCAAGATAATAATAAACTTTTATATGAGGCAGGCGCAAATGCCGTATTACAATTTCCTAATTTAGAAGCCGATGATATTATTGCTCTTACTAAAAATCATATTCGCCAAAAATATGCGGATGCCAAAATATATATTATTGCCAATGACCATGATTATTTACAACTTTTAGATGAGCACACCGAAATTGTAAATTTTCAAAACAAATTTTTAAAAGAAGCCAAGAAAGTGTTTAGCGAACCACAAAAAAACCTATTTTATAAAATTGTACTAGGAGATAAGTCAGATAATATTATGCCAATTTTTAAGAAATGTGGTCCAAAAACTTGTGAGAAATATTATGAAAATAATGAATTGTTTTTAGAAGCATTGAAAAAGGAAAATGCTTATGAAAAATATGAACTAAATAAAAAATTAGTAGATTTTAGAGAATTACCCCATGAACTAGTAAGCAGTTTTACTGAAGAAAACTCCGAACTATTAGACAGACTATAGTTTGTAAGTTCATTTTTAAATATGTTTAACATTATTATTAATATAACTAATAATAATATTAATAATAATAATATTAATACTAATAATGTTAATACTAATAATGTTAATAAAATATCCTTTATTAGTTCCTACATTTGGTCATGGGGCAACCAGTTTAATAGTTAGTCCTTTTGAAACATTACTAAGTAATTTTATATGTGGTCTAGGTATATATTATTGTTCGTTTTTTCAACGAAAAATGCTATTGATCATTTTTTCTATTTATCATATTGCCGATGACTTTAAAATAAAAAATAACTTTTATAAATATTCCTTAAGTTCATTATTTCACTATGCTTGGCTTAGATATCCATTGCTAAGTAAATGTTATTTGACACTAGTCCATAGTCCTAGACACTATATAACTATTTATAAAAGAAAACGTAGAGTTGCTCAACAATTTTTAATAGGCATTGGAACAAGTGCTCTCGCTATTCCATTTTTAAATGCTAATTTAGATAGCGCATTGAATAATTACTTAGGCGAATTATGGTTTGTTGGTCCAATAATTGCACACATAATAGTCCATAGTTATTATAATAATAATATAATTAATAATGTTACTAGCAGTGCAAATTAACTTAGTTTTTATGCTTTAATTTTCTTGTTTTCTTACTTCTAGTTTTATTACTTCTTGATTTCTTGTATTTTTGTTTTTGTTTTTGTGATTTTTTATTTCTTGTTTTCTTATTTTTTCCTCCTTTTCCTGCTGTTTTTTTTAATGATAATTGTTCTATTTTTTTTTGATTTGATGGTGTATTTTTTATATATCGGCTTGTTAAAGGGTTATATATTTTATCTAAGCTAGTAGATGGCATTAATTCTATTTTTATTGGAGTTTTTTTAGACTTTACTTTGTCTTCTGTCTCTTCTTCGGGGTTTCCTATAAATTCCTTCCAAAAATCTTTTTTGAAATGTTTAAACATTCTCCAATCTGTTTGAAAAGTGCTCCATTTTGTATATTTTAAAATTTCCCTGAATTTATCACTATTGATTGCTTCGCATATTTTATCACCTTCTTCTTTACTGTCTATTTTTAATCCATAACAAATTTGGCTCATTCCATATTCTCCTTTATAATCATTATATGGATATTGAAACTCACCAAATGATAATATTACTTTTGGTATTCCAAAATGTCCTTTGTCTTCACTTGAATAAACAAAACCCAACCCATCTTTTTTAGTCATATTATGAACAACAGGAAGAGTATTCTTTTCCGTTTTGAGTTTGGTTATATTTTTTTTATCTGTTCCATATATTGTTCTTGAATATAAAACTTCGTTTTTACCTAATATATTTTTAATACTATCAAATGCTCCGCTTGGTAAGAATTTCCATTCATTTAAATTTATAGAATATTTTTTACCGTCTTGACCGTCAATTAATGTTTCTGTATAAATATTTGTATTCTGCAATACATAATAATCAATTAGAGTAGCACATCCAAATATTTTATTTCCTTCTTTTTTTGAATATGTTTTTAGATATAATAACTGTTTTTTACCAATGACTTCCCATAAATAATGTTCTGGTTTTCTCCAAGATGGAGGATGAACAAATACTAAATATTTAGTGTCTTTAACCCATTCTTTTAGTGCTTTTACTACAAATAAATCCCACAAACTTCTTCCTCCATATCCACCTTTTAATGTTCCTTCTTTTGATTTATTATATGGTGGATTTCCCATAACCACATCAAAGCCTTTAAAATCTTCCAATAAGTTAAACTCTTTTTTCACATCCATTTTCAAAGTATCGCCTTCATAAATATTTAACTTGTATTTGTCCCCGCAAAATATTTTTTTATAAATAAAAACATTTTTTGGTGTAAGTTCAGATGAATATATCATTTGTTCCAAAATATGCTTTCTTCGTTCTTCTTCGTCTTTTATACTTTCGACAAGTCCTTTCATTAAGCGTTGATAAAGTATAATAGGGAAGTTTCCAATACCTACCGCTGGGTCAAACCACTTAAATTCAACTTCTGTAAATATACTTTTTCCATGTTCCTTTATATATGCATCATCTAATTTAGTCATCATTTCATTAACTAATGTTAAGGGTGTAAATACTTCCCCATTTTCATTTTTTTCCTTCTCCTTTGGTTTTAACTGACTATCAATATACTTTAATAATTCAGTAGGTTCGTTTATTGTATAATAATGTTTCTTTTGTGACAAAATTATTTTATTCATAATTAATTTATCATCAGAACTATCCATAGCATCTAATACATCTTCAATTACTTTTTCTGGATAAGGTTCATCTGCATTTCCAGATAATCGTCCATTTAATATTTTCAAAAAATTATCTTTAATTTCTTCATTTTTAAAAACCTCATTTTTTAGAATATCAATATCACCTATTAATGTAATTTGTGCGTTTGATTTGGAACTATCAGTTAAAATACATTGAGCACCATTATCCATATAAAGTGTAAAAATATTCAACAGCGATATAAATTCGCTAATTATTTCTGCCGCAATTTCTTGTAAATTAATTTCTTTATCATCCTTTTTATCATCTTTTTTATCATCCTTTTTCTGTGTTTCTCCAAATTTTTCCTTCTTTTTACCAGGAGCGAACATTTCATCGTCCTCTTTTGTATCTATTTCATCTTTCATCTTTTTATTTTTTCCTATATTTATTTGTTGAAATATAGGTTTTAGTGTTTCTAATTTTATCATATCAAATGTAAATGCAGTAATAACTTTTTTAATATCTCCAACATCTTTATTCCAAGATTCATATAATTTATTAAATAAATCTTTTACAAAATCATTTCTGCTTTTCTCATCATCACCATATTTATCATATAATACATCTTCATCTATATTTATTAAATCCGTAATTAGACGATATTTTTGTATAGTATCAATATCTTTATTTTTGGATATATTTGTGTCAAATAAATTTACATTTAGTAATGCTCTTTGAGGATTCATATCAACCATAAATCCAAATTTTTTTGTAGGACAATATTCATTATCTTCACAAGTTAATCCATCAACTTCTGTCATAGATCTAAAAAGCATTTGAAAAATAGCATCACTACTAGAAGTAGAATTCCACAATGTAACAATATCAACATTACGCAGTGAAATACCAAGTTGTAGTCGTTGACCTGTTAAAATAATCAAATTGTCTTGTCTTACTTTTCCAGCTTTTATATCTTTTTCTACTTTTTCTATATCTGCTTTGATGTTATGTGAATTATTCATATATGTAACTCCATCAATAGTTTTTCCTGCTTTTGTTTTATCTTCAATATCAATTGCTATAAAAAAATGATATTTATTTTTAATATCTTTAAATTCATTTGCTGTTAATAAATTAATTAGTGCCACAACTTTATTTTTAATTTTACTAGTTCCTACGGGTAAAAACCATAACTGACTAGTATTATGTTGTTGTTGTAATGTCCTACATTTATTTAAACATATATTTTGAATACGTGGTATTATGCCTCTTTTTCTATAAAAAGTTTGGTCAATATAAGTTTCTTTTTTATCTGGATAACCAAAATAATAACGCATCATTTCTTTCATTTGTTCATCATTTTTAAAAGTAGTGCTATCTCCGTTTGTATCAAATAATGTATTCATATTCCAATCAAATTCACTACCTTCGGTTTTTAATTTTTCAATACGTAAAAACTCTTTATCCCATAATGATGTAATTAAATATGGTTTTGGAAAAATAGAATAGTCTTTTTGAAATTTAGTAACAAGCATTAATCCCGTTTTATCTCCAAAATATTCTAACGCATTTTCATAAATTTTTTCACCAAATTGCTCGCGTATGGCATTATTATTTATTGTGTCTACACTAAGTGTTTTCATTATTTGAATATCATTCAAACTCCATGTAATTATACAATTCTTAGATACACCATATGCTTGTAATGGCTTATTATATGTTGCTGTAACATATATCTTAACTGTGTTAGCAATTGTGCTATTTAATAGTTTTACAATATTTTGTGCTTTTGTTGTGCTCATACCAAAATGGGCTTCATCTAAAAACATAACATCTATATTAGGATTTGTGCCAAATAATATTGTTATACGTTCTTTAATATTTGTTATTGTTTTATCTTCTTTTATGTCTTCGTCATCTTCTTTTGTGTCTTCCTCATCTTCTTTTGTGTCTTCCTCATCTTCTTTATCTAACAATTCTTCGCCTTTACTTCCAGCAGACCATCCAAGTTTTTGCTTTGATATGATTATAATGCAATGTTTAGTATTGTTTTTGCATATTTCTTTAATACCAATTCCTTCTTTATAAGTAACAACATCTATACCATTAAACTCTATATATTTATTAAAAATAGCTTCATATTCTCCAAATGTCTCATTAGGGGCGGGTGTCATTAATAAAAATTTAAATTTTTTATTCGGTTGTAATGGTTCTTTGCTTTTTATATATTCTAATATTGTTCCTGCCATTACATATGATTTTCCAGAGCGCGGTATTGCACCAACTAATATGTTTTTCTCACCATCATTAATAAGTGTATCTATTTTACCTACAAATAATTTTTGATGAAATCTTGGTATAAAAACCTCTTTTAATACTTTCAAATAATCTTTTTCAAAATTTGAAATATTAATAGTCGATTCTAAATAATTAAATTGCTCTAATATTTTCTTTAATTTAAAATATGCATTTTGTAAATCGGTTAAGTCATAAATATGTTCATATTTACCTCCGGGATTAATATATTTTATTAAAATATTACTTGAAGAATTTTGTGCTTCAAACTTTTTAATTGCATCTTGTTTATTTTTAACAAAAATAAATATTTTTATAGTTCTATTTGTTGCTTTATGTTTCTCTACTAAAGCACATAATTTACCAATATCATATTTGGCTATTTCTTTTTCATCTTTAAAATATTTTACAGAAATAAAATATAATTCTTCTTCTCCAATTTTAGTGCCACTATCACTATAATTTGTATTCACAAATGTTATATCTGAATATCCACCGCTATTACCACTTCGCACCTTTTCGCTCAAATACCCTCCTGGTTTTTTATTTAATGTATTATTATCCCAACAATTAATATTTTCAATAGGAATACTATCCTTATTAGGATTTACACCTATAATATGCCTTGTTTGTAGTTTGTTCCCAATGCTTGGAAGAGTTAATTCTGTAGCACCAAATTTAATACATATATCCCATAACCGCTCATAATAAAATCCTTGGGATGAACGATCCTCAATAATATCACCTTCAATAATATCCTCTTCGTTAAGTTTACCCTCAACATATGTTATTTTGTCCAAAATATCTTTTTCTACATTATTATTATTCTTTATTTTGCCTTGTATGAAGTTTAATATATTTTCATTTCCATAATCTTTTAGTATAGTTGACATTAATTATATAAATGTATATATAATTAATTTACAAATAACGAATTTTTTCACCCAACATTAAGCAATCTAATATTTTTTGTTAGACCAAGCATGTTTATTTTCAATACAAATAAAATTGTATCGCTTCTTACATCATAATATGGTGCTTCAATAGTACATCTATATTTGCGCATAATATTTATTAAATTATTATCTAAATCATAGTTCAGGCTAATATTTAGATCATTTTCATCGTTTTCATCGTTCTCATCGTTCTCATCGTTATAAATATAACCATTACAATTTATTAGACCATACAATCTAACTTGTGAAGTATTTTTCTTTAATCGTTCAAATTCTATATTTTGCTTACCTACTAATGGAAAATTAATTGACCCTTTATAAAGATTATTTAGTGGAGGCAGACTATAACTCAATGCTAATAATAAAATGTTATACATAATAAAAATAATAATATTATTATGTTTAACAAAGTTGTATTTAAATATTTTTAATATTATTAAGAACCTTATAGTGATTAGTTAATGAATCTCTCACTTTTTATTTTAAATAGTATTAAAAAAATTGAATACTTATAATTTACTATTGAATATACTATTAAATACATTCATAGCAACTGTTCAATATTATGTCATCAATCACAAATCTAAAAACATTGTTTAGTTTGAAACTATTTAAAGTGTTCTCTTATAATAAAGAGATTCTAAGTGTTAAAAGCATTAATGCTTTCAATATATCTTCGCGGTCTAATAATGATAAAAATAATAAAACACGAGAGCATATTATTGGCGCATTAATAAACAATAAAGTTCCAGAAAATTATTTTGTTTTGGGAAAATGGTTAATTATGAAAAATAATGTTTTTGCGTATGTTAATAGTTTAACTACAGAACCCTATATTAAAGTCGAATGTATAAATAAGGCAGGACGCGGAAATAATTATGATTTCTTAATTAAACTATATAATACTCTTGACACTTGGCAAGAATATAAAGTCGAATTTAAATTTAATGTTTCATCGCTAGACGAAGCACCACAATTTGTATCACCAATGAAACCGAGTCGCTATTTAAGCAATAGTTATGAAGAATTTTATTATAGTAACTATCTTACTAAATTAGCCAAATTAGCAAACTTAACTATGCCTTCAATGGAAGAATACTTAAAAAAAATACATAGCAATAAACCAAAATGTATGAAACAATATCAAGAACTATACTATAAAGGTTGTTCAAAAAGCAGTAAATTTACGGGTGAGCAAGAGCATATTAATTTTTATAATAAGGCAAAAGAATTATCTAATATAAGTCTAACACAATTTATTAATAGCAGTGAGTTGAATAGTGCTATGTTATCAGAGTATTTACTAACTTCACAAGCAAACAAAATTTATATGCTTTATACGAACAATTCGTTTATTAAGCAAATTGTTAATAGCGATGATTATACGCTAATTGATGTAATTAAACAACCAGAAAAATTCAAATATGAATGTGTTAGTAAAAGTGGAAAAAAAATTAGTGTATTATTACGATGGAAGAACGGAAATGGTATAGCGTTTCCAGCATTTCAAATAAGTTAATCTTAATCTTAATATTAATCTTAATATTAATCTTGATATTAATCTTAATATTAATTATAATAAATAGGAAGTATTTTGCTTAATTCTGTGCTATTAATAGCATTATTTCCAAAATAAATTGCCACAAACTCTGATGTATTACTATGCTCTAAAGAAGTAATTATTTTTTTATATAAATTTAATAACTCTTCATGAGGCGCTTCTTTAAATTCAATAGTTATTAAATGATTTTCTAGTAAATATTCATAATTTTCATTCATTAAACAATAATTGAACTTATAGTTACCTACACCATAACCTCTATTTACAACAATCATTGGACCAATAATGCCCTTCTTAGTTATATAGTTTTTTTTTTCAATATTATTAGAACTTTGTAGACATAATTTATTATTTTCTATAGATGAACTATATATTAATCGCGTTTTTGATGCATCATTGGTTAATAACTCTTTACATTGATTCCATACAACAGAACCAATACCAACTTTAAACCCCAATGCTTCTAATGATGTGGAATTTAAAAGCAAAGTTTTCAATTTAGCACAATTAGTCTTACTAGCAAATAATGTGTAATTAGAACGTTGTAAAACATAGTCTTCATTATTAATAACATTATAACTCGTTTTTTTTATAATCAATAATATTGTTGCTTGTTGAGTTTCAATATATTTTGAATTTACACATTCAACAATGTTTAAGATTTGAAAGTGCGCATTAATGTAGCTTCTAGTTTTATCATAATATAAACAATTTAAAAAGTTCTTTGGCAATATAAAACTAATTAGCCCATTTTCTTTTACTAATGTTATAGATTTAATAATAAATAATATGAAAATATTAGGTCTCCCTTCAAAATACTTATAATAACTTTTAGCAACATCTTCTTTTTTCATTACAAAATAAGGCGGATTGCCAATAATTAAATCATAAGTTTCGCTACTATCATATTTTAAATAATCACTATTATATAGTTTTAGATTGGCAGAATCTAACTCTTTAATAGAGTCGTAAATCGTGCTATTTAATTCAATACCTGTAATTTTTAAATGCTTATAATTATTTAATAGTGCGTTAATATATTCACAAGAACCACAAGAAGGTTCTAACACATTTGAAATAGTATTCATATATGGTTCTAATAGTTTAATGTTCTCGACTATAATAGATGGTGGTGTAAAATATATACCGCCATTTTTTTTTAGTGTTTTCGATAATTTGCTTGTTAGTTCTTTTGATAATGGACTATAGTCCATAGTGTTACTTATAAATTTTTATTTTTATAATAAAAAACATATTATATCAATTTTATAAAAAAATTTATATTAGTACTAATTACTAATAACTAATAACTAATAACTAATAACTAATAACTAATAACTATTAATAATTAATAGGCAATTCGCAAGTTATAAAACTTGCCTCTCCTTCAGCATTCCACGAAACAACCAACACTATAACTTCTACACCTTTTTTAATTGCTTCATTAAAGGCGTCTTTATAAATAGGGTCTAGCACAGATGCTTGAAAACTTGTAACATCTGTTCGTTGAACAACAAAACATATAATAGGTCTAATAATTTTTGAATGAGTAATTTCGGTTAATTCATTAATATGTTTTAATGCGCGTTCGCTTACAACCGCACCTTTCTTTTTCCTGTATCCATCTGGAAAATATGATATTTTTTCATTAATGGCAATATTAGTAAATTCTCCGCGCTTAATCATTTTTTTACGATCACTTGAAGACACATCAGCATAATCAGCAAGAGGAACATTTTTAACTTCTAACACAAAATATTTACCATGCTCGTCTATTCCGGCAAAATCAAAACGCGAATTAAGCAATTTAACTTCACGCCTATAAGTTTTAACATTTGTCAATGTTTTCAAATAATTTTTTGTTAATGCATTTTCTACCAAAGTCTCGGCTAATTTTGGGTCTATACCAATACGTTGATTATTAATAAAAAGTTGTGTATTAATAATCTTTTCTTCGCAAAAATTTGCCAAATAAATTTTGTAAGAACACACCTTAGATTTTGTTTGCGCACAATTTGATTTTATAGGAGAAGCATATACATAAGACTCCTTTTCAGATAATCCACAACAACCCATTGAAGCACAATGTGCTTGAACAATTGAACCATCATCTAGTTCTATATCCGCAACATAAGGGGTTTTACATAGTTTTGATGGTCGCGATACAATTTTAACCAAAACCAAATCATTTAACTTAGCAAGCATATTTAATTAATATGTAATATTAATAATTTATAATAAAAGTTATTAATATCAATTTTTTTAGAAGTTAGTAAGCAGTTACTAATTTTATAACTAATAAGAAACATTTATTAAGTTCCTGGGAGTTTCATCCATGTCGGTCCGGGTGCTGCCGCTGCTCCGGCTGGTGCTACTGCTGTTGGTGCTACTGCTGTTGGTGCTACTGCTGTTGGTGCTACTGCTGTTGGTGCTACTGGTGCTACTGGACGCGCAGGAGCAGGCGCAATATTAGTATACAATTTGTCAAAATTTTTACTAAAAACATTGCCAAGTGCCTTTTTCACTTCTGGTAATGTTAATGATCCGCCGGTAAAAAACCCACCCGAGGCAGCACCTGCTCCAAGCATGCTTTTAACTCCTTTATCCACTACAAGTATTGTAATACAAGGAACAAATGGTGTCGTTGATGCTTCATCCCAAGTTTTAAATTGAGAATTTTTTTCCGGTTCCAAATATTTAACAATCTCTGAAACCTTACGTTGTCCAAAATTAATATTGGGAAAACCTCTATATGTATTAATTAATTCGAACCAATCAGTATTAACAAAACTATTATTCATTGAACCATTAGAATCGGTCCAAAGCATTACATCTATTACCGGACCGATAGGTGTAAAATTTTCAACTGAAAAATTATTAGCACAAGAAAATAATATTACAATTATTGCAATTAATAATCCTAAAATTATAAATAATTTTGTAAAAGACATATTATTTTTCATACTTTTAAAAAAATTAACTTTAACCATATATATAATAATATATTATTATTTATTATATTAGCAATTTATTAGTTTCTTCTAAATGGTGCTAATATTATTTTAATTAGCATTAACATATTCAAAATAATATTCATCAAATTCCTGACTGGAAATATGTGTTTGTAATCTTAGAATATGTTCTTTAGTATAAACACCACTTTCTTGATTTCCAGATACAATAGCAGTATCTAAAATATATTTTATACAAAATTGTGCTGTTAATTTTTGTGTGCTAAGCACTACTTTTTTATTTAAAGTATTAATATTTTTTTTTAATATATCTAGGCTATATGTTTTGTTACATAAATCAGAATCTGATATTGTTTCATGGATATAAGAATCCATATTACACTTTATAATATATACTTTATAGTATAAACTATAAAATATATATTATCAATTTTATATTATTAAAAACACAAAATCAAATATTAAAATATTAGTTAATTAGAGCATTTAAACCGGCAAGTGTTCTATCTCCTTCTAATTCTTTTAGTTTATTATTATTTTCATCTAATAACAATATAGTAGGAAAACCAGAAATTTTGTATTTATTCATCATTTCTCCAGCATCCGCACTTTCTATTTTATAAGTAGGTAGTGGAGAAGTTTGCTTGAACTCATCCCATATAGGAGAAAAAGAGACACAATGCGGGCAACCGTTCATAAAAAAATATACTACCTTTTTTCTTCTATCATTTTCAATGTTTCCATTATTTCCGAAGTTTTCAATATTCAAATTTGTTAATACATATTTATAAAAAAAATAAACTATTATTAATAACGCAACTATATATAATATAGAGTCAAGTGGTTTTTTAAACGACAATCTTTTTTTAAAAGTATTCAAAAGATTCATCATATAATTTATATT